TTGGTAAGCTGTGTGCATGTACATACGCTCATAAAGCTCACGCACCTTGCGCAGAAGCCGCACACTCTTCTCATCCTGCCCATACTGGTCAACATTGACCTGAAGCTGTACTGCTGGTGTTGCTAGGCCGCTCTCAACTTCTGCCATGTCTTTTTCTCCTTACCGTGTGAGCGCTTGGAGCGCGTTATTGGGAAGCCGATATGGGAGGCAAGTGATGGCCTCCACCCAGCCGTTCATCTGGTTGGTTGAGCTGAATGAGCCTGAGCCACCAATGGTGAGGCGGTCTGGTGTTGGCATGGTGGTGGCGGTGTTCGCCGCTACCGTACCACCGTTCATGCAAGTGGCATTGTTTCCATTTTTGAAGGCAAACGCCGCCTTGTAGCGTGTCATGGTAGATGGCGAGGCAACCCCCGTCATTGTGGAACCCTGTGTTATGCCTCCTACAACGATATAGCCACCCAAAGCACCACCACTAAGTACGCCAATGCCCATACGGTTATTCCCTGAACCATCGCTAAGCTCAATTAACCGCTGGCCGCTTGTCGTCAAAAGCCCTTGATATATAAAACCTTCAACAATGACTGTCCCTTCATTTGCATTCATACCTATGGAAGCCAATGAGGAGAAAGTCAGCACATCTTGCGTTCGCGTTATTGCTGCTGATGTCGTTGGAATGAAGCTAGATGCCCATGAACCAATCTCCATTTGCATTCCATAGATGCGAAAAGTTGCATCAATAGCTACGCCCACAGCCGTGTAATTAATATCAAAGCCTGGTGTCACACGAAGTGTTCCAGCATTTACAAGTGTGCGTGTGTAAACTTGTTTTGTCGCCGTGGATGTGATGGATGACAGAATGTTCTGCGTGCCGCTTACAAGTGTTGTTCCTGCTGCATCCCGCTCAATTATGCGCATGTTTGAAGATGAAATGTTAGCAAGAGAACCTCCTACGAGGGAAATCCAAAAACTATTGGTCCAAACTTGTCCTGTGGCGGCTGTGATGCCTGTTGTAGTGTCAAAGCTAATGGAGCTTGTATTGGCGCTTGAAGTAGTACCAAATATACGCCAGTCAATATACGGCATTCCGCGCTCTGTACCTGTACCAACAATCTGCTGCGCCAGTCCACCACCTAAAAAGTTAATCCAGTTTGTAGGAAGCGTACCTGGTGTTCCAGCTACAATCCCAACCATGCTGCTGTTGCGAATACTATTGGTGCGCGGTGTTTCAATTAGAGAACCAAGTGGCGCTAGAGATACTGGGTTGTAGTCGCTACGGATGCCATTGATGGCAATGTTCTCATTCACGCCACTTTGCGTAAAACGTGTTCCTGTCGTAGAACGAGTAAATGTTGCCTGTGGTGGCAAAAAGCCGTTCAAAAATGAAATACGCTTACCCCCCTTCAGCAGGGGGTTTCGCACCACACGGCCAAAGGCTGAGCGCGTTTCCAACGGCTGAATGAGGGGGCGTATCAGGCTCATGGCTGCCTACCCTACAAACGCTTCTGGGCGTTGACGGATATTCAGCTTCCATGTGCCGCTGGTGATGTCCAAGCCAATCCAGCTTGCCCCAGCTTCCACAAGGCGGTTGTGGCTGGCAGATTGAGCGCCGCTGTCATCAGGCGTCATTTCTGCAAAGCCGTTGGCAAATGCGTCATAGTTGGGGTCTGTGGAAATAAACACCTGAGCAACGCCAGCCGCAACCAACACCGCATCAAGCGCGGTGGAGTAGCGGGGGTCAACTTTCAAGATGATTTCGTTCCCAGCCGTCATGTTTCCAGTATTGCGCTGGATTTGGGCGCTTGAGGTGTTGGTTGTGATAGGCATTGCTCAGTTCTCCTCTTGTTGGCTTTACACAGTTTGGCGGAGGGCAACGCCGCGAGCCAGGCTCGCGTCATCCTCTGGGCGGTCATCAGCATTATTGGCAAAGGCAAGTGCCGTAAATGCCACAAGACTGACTGCCTCATCGCGGTTTTGGAAGCGGGTGGAGCGGGGCAGGTCAACCACCAGCTTCACCGTCTTGTTCTTTTCCACGTTGTGGGATGCCACAATGGTGAACATGGGGTGAGCGCCACCAGCCAGCAGGGTTTTGATGATGCCTGCATACTTGGTCTGCTTTTCCTCATCGGTCTTGCCTTCATCAATGGCAGGGTCATAGAAGCGGCCAGCATCGGCGCTGGTCAGGGCTTCTTCTGCGCGTGTCAGGCGAGCTTCACGTTCGGCCAGCGAGGCTTCCTTCTGTGCAGCTTCCTTTTCGGCCAGGTGAGCAGTCACCAGAGCGCTCTGGGATGCCTCAGGCAGGCTTTTGAAATCATCTTCGGTCATGCCGTAGCGCTCAATCACCTCAGCGATTGCTTCGGCATTGGCGAGGGCTTGTACCTCAGCGGGGTCAGTCACGGCGCTGATGTCAGCGGCGTTGGTAGATTTTTTGGCCATCTTCATTCTCCTTGGTTATGCTGTGAAACCGCTCGCTCTTGCTGAAGAGCTGCCTTTCACAGGCTGGTTGGTTTGGAACAACAACCGCGCCATTGTGGCGTATCGGGTAGCATCCATCAAGTGGTCATCTTTCTTGACGATGCGCCCCGCGTCTTTTTCGCCCTGAGGCTGGCGGCGGTAAAGCCTAAACTCGTGCCACCACTCTTCAAGGTGCGCAAACACCTTGAAGCGCCCGCTATTCATGCGTTGCAGCACTTCAGCAATTCCAGCCTCCACGGAGTTGTCTGCCAAGAGCAACTTTACCCCCGCCTCCCTATACTTGGCAACCAGATTTTCTCCGTCCTTCTGGGAGGCTGCCTGACCAGCTGGGTCGCATACACCGCTCATCCAATCCCAGCGGCTCTCCTCCCAATTCTTGGCGTGTTGCTTGGGGGTCATCTCTGGCACCTTGTAGCACCCTGTTATGTAAAGAACGTCATTGTCCCTGTCCCACGCCATGTTGACGCGTGCGGTGGGGTTGGTCCACCCAAAGTCAACTCCAAACCCCTGAGGCCAATGGCTGGGGATTGGGAAGGCTTGGCATGAGAGCAGCTCTTCCTGCACAGGGTACACCTTGCCGCCCCCAAGGTAAGGTATCCCTTTCTCACGGGCCTCAATCTCATGGGGCTTCAGCGTACTGCGTAGGCGGGCAATCTCATCAGTCTTGAGGTGGGGGTTGTCCTGCCAGCCTACCTGAAGGTATCCCACGCCGTTTTTCACGCGCCCCATCTGGCGCTGCGCTGTTTCCTTACCCTCACGGGTTTCCATTGCATGGGTCACAAGCTCCGTCTTACCCTTCAGCGGGGTCATGGTAGTGATACAGTATCCACCACGGGCAAACAGGCGCATGAGCACCTCCGTGTAAATGTCCCAAGGTGGCTCTTCATCCAGCTGCGCAAAATCAATTTCAGCGGCTTGGAAGGCATCGCGTCCCTGCTCATAGGTGCGGAAGCTCAAGCTGCTGATGCCGCCGCTCTTATGCTTGACCAGCACGCTGTCCAGCTGCCCACGGGCAATGAGGTATCGGTGGGCAACCATCTGTGGATGTATGGCACCAATCAACCCTTGGTTGGTGTCCCCAAAATATATCATCTGCAAGGCGTCACGCTGCGTGCGCCCGTCCACGGTTGCAGCCCAAGCCTGAATGGGCTTGTTGAACCGCACACCAGGCCACCAATCAGGGTAGTACCCCGTCAGGTGCATGGCCATTTCATACGCACCACCCAAGGTTTTACCAGTACGGTTCCCCCCAAAGAAGAAGCGCTCTTTGGCCCCCAGCATCCCCATCGCATAAAAATGGAGCTGCTTGGCGTGAGGCTTGAAATGCAGGAAGTTTCGGCGCTGAAGGAAGAGGAGCTCAGGCGAAAACTCAGCAAGGGCCTTGGCAACGTCAACCATCATGCACCTCATTCTTTTGGGCAAGCGCTACCACCTGGTCAATGATGCCCTGAAGCTCCTTACTCCCTCCCTCGCCATCAGCAATCGCTCGCAGTTGGTTGGCAAGCGGGTCTGTGCGGTTCAGGTTGATTTCGTCAGGAACCTTACCATAAGCCATCGTGTGCAGGTACATCAGCAAGCGGGCATTGGGGCGCTTCTTCACCTCCACCTTCACACCCTTGCTAGTCACGCGGGTCACGGTGAGCGGTTCCATCGTGATGCTGTCCAGCCCCGTGCCCTCCTCAAACATCGTGTGCAGCAGTTTTATACGCCGCTCAATCACAGTTTCGTCACCATCCACCCGCCCTATGGTGAAAAACCCCTGCACAATCTTGAGCGGGTCTTTTTCGCGTGGCCGTCCATGCCCTTTTGCTGCCTGATTGCCCACGCCAAACTGATTGGCCTTGGGTGGCTTACCCTTGTTGACGCCCTTTGGTCTAGCCTTCGCCGTGTCCTTTGGGATGTGAGATTTTTTTGCCATGCTTTACACGTTGCGCCCGTTTTTCCCCCCATCATGTTGCACTTTGCCCATAAACGCAAGAGGTTGTGGTGTGAAAGATAGTCACTCATTTCCCCCAATAAAAAGAAAACCTTATTGAGAAAAATCTTTTTGATGTGGTTGGGCTGTGGATACTGTGGATAACTTTATGAAAATGGCGGAAGCTCCTCACAAAATCCTTATGAATGGGTGTGCATAAAGGCATTGAAACTCAGATAGTTATACACACGCGGGTGGATGTGTCCAAAATGGGTCGCCAAAATACCCACAGGATGCTGCCACTTATCCACAACTTATCCACAGGATGTCCCCAACTATATGTGGTAGCAAAAGGCCCCCACGAGGGGGGCGGTTGGGTTGGTGGGGTGTCGCCGTCATGCGTCATATTGTGGCCGCTTGGCAGGCGCAGCGTTCCCACGGCTGCGCTTCCTGCGCTCTGGTGCGTGGTTTTCATCCACATGCAGGGAGCCGTCCAGTTCAGCGTAGATGACTGAGAGGTGGGTTTTCATCTGCTCGTCAGAGAGGCCGTAGGTTCCAAAGGCTAGTTTGGTCATGCGGTGGGGGTCACCTTTGCCACATGGGCACCATTCTCCGTCATATGCTGATACCACCACGCACCCGTTCAGGTTGAAGCTACGCGCCAGCATATAGGCTGTCACGTCATTGTGCCCAAGAGAAAGGCCGTCAGGGGTGTGACGGGCCATGCCCTTCACGCACCATGCGTACCCCTTGAACATCATGGATGCCATTTCATCCAGTACCCAAAATTGCCAGCTTGGTTGTGTCATTTTAGAATGTCCTTTCTTTTTCCATGCGGCGCAAGCATTCCAGCGGAGTTTCGCCTTTGAGCATGTTGTAGCTGCAACTCCATGAGCCAGCACGCTCACCAATTTCATCGGAGAAATTGATGTCAATGCCACGATGCAACTTGCGCGGCCAGGGCAACCACTTCAGCCAGCGCATACGCCACTCACATTCACTCACACGGATGGTGGCCGTCACCTTCTGCTGCACACCGCTGCGGAGGGTGTAGGTGTATGGGTGTTCTTCCCTGAAGAGGCTCTTGTCTGCATCGGCGTTATAATATGGGTATGCGCTATCCAAAGCGGAGTTTGGCTCAAGCCTCTGCGTGAGGGTCTTATGGCTCCAAGTGCCATCGGATTTGAGGGTGCTGGTGCGCACCCAATCCCAATCCCAAGGGAAATGTACGATTTTGTAGGCGGTCCCCCATTTCAGGTGGACCTCACGAGGCATCAGCAGGAAACCATAGGAAGGCCATTCACATTGGTTAGCCTGCTTCAGGTTTGCACTTTTACACGGCATGTTCACAAACAGGCTTATGGGCCACAGGTCAAAGCTCAGCTTGGCGTTGCGGGTGAAATAGAACCCGTGGTGGTATTTCATCCCAATGCGTAGTTCCCTGCTCGCCGTATCAATGGTCAGCTCAAAGTAGCGGTTGCGGATAATTTTATACATTTTTGGTTTCCTTCTTTGTTATGAGCTCAGAACGAGGGCGGCAAAAATCAGCCACCCCCATCCCTCTTGGTCGTTGGAGGCCAGATAGATTGCGCCAATGATGCAGAGAGCAACTGGCAGCTCCATCTAGCGCTCTTCCCGCTTCAGGCCCGTGATGGCCCATTGGCCCCAGCACATCTCCTCATCCAGCTTGTCCAGCTTCTCTTCAGCTCCCTGAAGGGCGGAGAGGGCGTCTGGGGCATAGATGGTCATTGATGTGTAGAACCGCCGTGATGTCTTTCCCGTAAAGAAGAAAAACACATTCCAGGTGGTATCGGTCACTTTGTCTTGGCGGGGCATGGCTCAATTCCTTTTTCTTTTTTCTTATCAAGAAGTTGTTTGTAGGTGATGAGCGTGACAACCGTGCGGTGCATCATTGGCACCCGCTTGTCACGCAGTCGCATCAGCTGGTTGCGGTGCAGCTCCTGACCAGTCAGCTCCTTGATGTGGCGGCTCATGCGGGCAATCGGCATATTGCCGTTCAGCTCAAGCAGCTTGGCAATCAGGTCTTGGCTGTTCAGCTCCTGCGTTCCTTTGTTGGTTTTAGGCATCGGCCTTCTCCTTTTCTGGTTGTGGGTCAATGATGGGCTCAATCAGCTGTGTGCCCTCCCAAGTCTGGGTGTGGCCACAGTATATGGCGTGGAGGGTGTGTACCTCCATCGCAAAAATAATGACCATCCCAAACTCAATCCATGCGGCGGGGCTCTTTTCAGAGAGCACGGTGGTGAGGGTGCCCACGGCACCGTCCTCATCCCTCCGCCCATAAGTGATGAGGTACAGGATGGCGGGGAGGGTCTTATTCAGCGTCATCACCCTCGCCCTCCACATCATCGTTTTCTCCAAACAGGGAGCCATCTTCCTCACCGCCCTCGCCCTCATCGTCCTCTTCAGGCTCTTCCTCCTGAGGGGGTGGCGGGGCAAAAGGGTCAGCACCAACCACGGGCTTGTCTGTGGCGGCACGGCCATCGGTGGCACAGCGCAGCGGCATCACCACGCCCACAAAGCGGTTTTCTGCCTGAGTGAACAGGGCTGGCTCCATCTCGCCACCAAAGTTCATGGCGCAGCTGGCCAACTGGGTTGGCTTGCCCCAACGGTAGAGCGCCCAAGCCTTCTGAATGTTGTGGCACAGGCTCCAATCAAAGCTCACCAACTGTGCAGGCGTTCCCTTGGTCAGGCGGTCAAAGTTGGGAATGACGCGGCGATAGTCAGGGTACTGCCCATCAACCTCACGGCACTCAATCTTGGTCAGCTTGGTTTCATCGCCACCCGCAAGGCTGGTAAACACCAAATCATTTTTGATGCGCTGAGCCTTCACGCTGTTCCCAAACAGGCTCTCCTCACCCTTCTTGGCCTTCAACACCAGCTTGTCCAGCTCCTTCACCACCACGGCGGGGATGAGCATGGTGAAGGGCGCAAAGTCAGGAAACTCATGCGGGTCAGGGTTGAAGCCCACGCGCTCATCATCCAAAATGGTCACAAGGTGGTGGCCGTCCGTCCCCGTATAGCGCACACCTTCCTCATTGCTTACCTCCACAAACACCGCGCTCAGGTAGGCGCGGGGGTCAGCCCCCTCAGATGCCGCCATGCTTGCCGCCTTCAGATAGTCCGTGCGGAGGACCACAATGGGGCTATGCAGCAGCTCAGGCTCATGCTCGTTCAGATACGCACGCAAGGCTTCACCTGGGCGCTTTGCAAAATTAGCGGGGCTCTCCTGAAGGTTGGTGAAACTCTTACCGTGAGCGCACCACATATCGCCGTCTTTCTTTAGGGTGATGGTGGGGAAGCGCACCTTGAGCCGCGCAACCTCGCGCTCATCAATTTCATCCTGCACCTTCTGAAAATCGTTCTGCTGTTTTTCCTTCAGCTCATCTATACCACGGCGCACTACGTTTTCCATCAGCTTTGCTGCCTCTGGGGTGCCCATGACCGCCTTGCCTTCCGCCGTTTCAATGCTCACAACGGGGCTATTGAGGATTTCGCGCTTCCCAATATGGTTGGGAGCGCTCACAAAGCCATCCTTCTCCATACGGTCAACGATGTTGGCGGCCATATTGTAGCCCACCTTCAGGGTGCGCTGAATGAAGCTGGTGCTGCATTTCTTTTGCTCTGAAACAATCTGTTTGGCCTTCTGATACAAGCCTGCATCTATTTCCATGTGTTCCCTTTCTTTTGGTGCATAAACTCTGCCACATGCCGTTGCACAATGCAACACCATAATGCACAAAATGACGCCCTTGTGCCAACTTATTTTGCAGTCCATGATGGCGGTGCAGCAATGCGAAACACCTTGCCGCTCATCACAGGAGAATGCCATGAAGCTACGCCCTGACACTATCGCCGCGCACCGCGCACGGCACAGCTACCCACCGCACACCCTCGCGCCAGATACCCACCAGCGCGAGCTTGACCTGCGCCCCCAGCGCTGCCCCACCGTCCGCCGTTTCGCGGATATGTGCCCACGCTGCAAGGGTATCCACACCTCGCCCGCCGATGCTGAGCATTGCCGCCAGGCTAACGCGCAGCACGAGCAATACTGAGAAAGGAGGTGGCCAGCATCTAGGCAGCAGGAAAGAGCGTCTAGTTAACGGCCAAAAGCTACAAGTTAACTACTAGCAAGCCTACACCTGCCGCGCATGGGGGCGCGTTATCCCCCACCTATTTTTTGATTTACAAACCATCGCATAATTTTGTAGTATCCATTCTGCGCGGTGGAGCAACGGTAGCTTGTCAGCCTCATACGCTGAAGGTAGGCGGTTCAATTCCGTCCCGCGCAACCATTTTTTTATGACCCCCTTGCACGGGGCATTTTTTGGGCGCAGTTTTTCCTTGGGTAGGTAGCCCACCAAACATCAACCAATGGAGGATATTGCCATGAAAAAGAAGAAAAAGGGCGGTAAGGGCTGCTAGTCCCCGCCAATAAATCAAAAACCCCCTATCTTGGGGGTTTTCTTTCTGGGCTCCATTCCAACATCTGGGCATCCTCATATTTCCACCGCCGCACAATCAGCTCAAGCTGAGCGAGGTCATACACGATGCTCACGGTGTGCCCCCTTGCCCTGAGGAGCGCATGAACAGCCAACTGGGCATCACTTGGTTCCTCCTTGGCATTGGCCTTCATCTCAATCCATGAAACGCTCCCAAAAGGCCGCACAATGCACAGGTCAGGCACACCCGCCACCACGCCCATGCTCTTCAAGATGCCTGCCTCAGCCTTGCTGCGCCACCCGCCGTTGGGGATGTGAAACACAAACCCAGCAGGATACATGATAGGCAGGGCCTTCACCGCTGCCTTCTGAAGCTCTTGCTCAATGCGCTTGGTCATGCGGATGGTTTTTCATCTTCTTCGCGGAAAAGTGAGTTGTGCTTGAGCGTCCGTATACCGTCAGCAATCAGTAAAGAATTGACGGGCAGGCAATCAGGTTTCCTACGCAGAGTTTTGTCATTTTGAAGAACATATAGGTTTTTTTCACACCAAGATGCAGCGGCCTCAATCCCAAACCTGCACCCAGCTTGAAAGTCTTTGTGACGCTTCAAAGCAAGCCGCGCACCTTCTTGGCGAGCTGCATCCAAAAGTTCATTCAGTCGTTCTTTTGTGCGCTCAGATGGCGATGCCGCATAAAAGGCTGAGGCTGTGACCAAAACCTTATTTTCCATGATAGGTTGCCCCCGTCCTCCCAGAAGCATTCAACCACACCTTGCAATCATAATCGGCCTTGCGGATGGCGCGGGGGTACAGGCTATCCAGCACCCACTCCTCTTTGCCATCATAGGCCACCGCCACCGCATGGGCGGGTTTTCCGTCACGCAGGCATATGAAGATGGCCGTTGGAATGCCGCCAGCATTCAGCCGCGCAGCCTTGGTCAGGGCATAGTCCTCGCAGTCGCCCTTGCCGCTGGTGGGTTCCACCACCCAGCGGTCACTCTGGCCATATTGCTCCGCATCGCTCTGGTAGGTGATGGAGCTGTTGATCTGCTGGTTCACCGCTTCAGCTACCTGCACGGTTGGGCTCAGGTTGGCGCAGGCTGTCAAGTTCAGCACTACCGCCAAAAGCGCGGCCATACTTGCCATAGATTTTTCAACGCGGCATGGGTGGTCCAAGCATTCTCCGCAGCACCCACGGTTTTTGTAGATGGCGTCAATATCCAATGAGTTGATGGCGCGGACCTCATGCCCTTCAGGCAGCGGCGTCCACCCATGCCCCACAGCCCTGCACATATTCTTCTTGGCTGCCCAATCCATAGCGTGCGCGGGCGTGCGCAAAATAGGAGAAACAAGCAGGTTTTTATTAAAAACGCCGTATTCTTTTGTGTTTTGTGTCATATCTTTTATTCCCCATTTTTTTCTGTGTGGTAGCTACGCCCAGAGCACAGCATAATAGCCAGCAAAAACCACCACCCGCTATGGCCTTGCCAAAAAACAGCATACGCGCATGTTCCAAGCACGGAAAATGCCCACAAAAACCTAATTATTGCCCAAATAATAAACTCCATTTCATTCTCCTTCTTTGTTGCACCATGATGGTGCTTTTATTTTACCGTGTCAAGCATCTTAAACTCAACCACCCACACCCAAGGGTCCATTTCCCAGCTTACAGGTCCGTTGATTGATTTCCACAACTTGGCAAAGTCAGCCTTGAGAATATCTCCTCTCTGGCATTGATAATACTCAGCAAGGGCTCCATTTTGCCAGCTATCCTTAATTCCTTCTGCCACAACGTCCTCAGGTGATATGCAGCGCAACCGCTCAACCCGCACGCTAACGATTTCAAGCAAGATGCGGCTGGCCCAGCGGGGCATGTGGATAGATGGTTTCCACTTTGCAAAAACCATTTCACTACCACCGCCTGTCACGCTGTCAGCCTTATACAGAACGCTATGCTCCCCATTATCTATACCAGCACTAAATGTTTCCCGCACCCACAGCCTGTCGCCTGGCTGGCCGTAGGGGCATTTTGCCGTTTGGCTGCCGCCCTCGTTCCATTGTTTTTCATTCCACGCGGCCCACGTTGGCTTCATATCTTTCAAATCAATTCCGATATAGGCCATTTTGTGCGGATTGCATTTAACCACCCGCCTCGTCTGCGTTTTGCGGCCTTCCAAAATGGCTCTTACCATTGGCCCGCTGAACAAAATTGGGCGTTCCTTCATAACTATTCTCCTTCTTTTTCTGGCATTTTTTGGGCAACAAAGTTCTGAATGGGGACCTGAAGAAGGTTGCAGAGCTGCACGAGGCGCTGAGCGCATAGGCGGTTCTTCCCGCTCTCATACTTCTGCACCTGCTGGAAAGTCAGGCCAAGTTGTGCGGCCAGCCCATCTTGCGTCAATTTACGGTGCTTTCTCCATTCTTTCATGGTCAACCCAAGGCTGGCGTCAAAAGAGGTTGCTTTTCTACTCATCTTTTTTCTATCTCTTGCATTTTACTTCCACACCAGAGCGCTGCATGGCGCGGCGCATCTGGCATAAAACATTCTGCTCCACATGGGGGCAGCGGGGGGTGGAGCTGCTGAACACCACCTCGCGCACCTGGGGATGTATCATGCGGATGTGGTTGTTCTGGCAGCGGTCCACGTTCCAGCCGTTGGCCTAAGCCCATGCCACCACACGCTTCATCTGGTCGCCCAAGCCTTTAATTCTCTTCATGGCCGATTTCCTTCACCATCAGGTCAATCTTGGCCATGATGGCTTGGCCATCCTCACGCAGCCACCAGCCGCCTTTCAGGTTGTTCTGCTGAACCATCCAGTTCTTCAGGTCCAGCAGGCTCCCAGCCGCTCCCTGACGGTGTGCGGCGGTGCCGTGCGTCCGTCCGTAGCTTGCACGCAGGCGAGCCTGCATAATTCCCTCACGGGTGTTGGGAACCAGCTTATAGAGCCATGTGCCATTTTTTGCTTTGCGCCGTTCAGTTTCCACCTTGTGGCCACCGTTCTCATCATTCCTGAAGCCGCGCACGCAGGCGGTGACGGTGGAGTGCGGCAAGCCTAATTGACTGGCAACTGCGTTCAAATCGCACCACCCGTCATGGTATATCGTGGCATTGGTCATCGCATCCCACACGCGGCGTGCGGCGGTGTTCAGGCGGGGTAAATCGCACTCTTCCAGCATTGGGCCTTTGAACGTAAAAAGTTCAGGCTGTGGCGTTCCTTGTGTCATCATCTTTTCCTTCTTTGATGGGGTTGAAATACTCGTTTAAGTAGGCGGCGATGTTATTGGCAGCCATTTTGGCGGTCAGCACCTCGTTGATGTTCCATGCTCCGTCTGACCGTGCAGCCTCCGCAAAGTATGCAACGGGTGAGAGCCGCCTTACACGGCAAAGAACCAAGCCGCCTGAGCCAATGATGAGCACACCGTCCAGCGTGCTCATGTTCATCTCCTCCTTCAGCGTCAGGTCCGTTCCGTGTAGAAAATCAGCAAGGCGTTTCACTATTCTTCGTCCTCGTCAGGTTCAGTCATCTTCCAAACCCCAAAGCCCAATAGCCCAATAGCAACTGCGATTGGAACCCATATACCAACTTTTACAGAAAGAAAGGTCATCACCAACCCGTAGGCGGTAGATATAGCCAGCACGAGAAAAGCAAGCCCAATCATGCGAATGAAGCGGTCAAACATTTTCATGCCCTTACTCCTTCTCAATGATTTCAAACTTGACGCTTTCAAAGCGGCCAGTTTTCTTTCCGCGAACGTGGATGCACTCGTTTTTATCCACATGGGCAACGCGGGCCAGGGCGTTCACAAAATCAATGTACGCCTTCACCTCACGTTTGGAGCGGTGAAGATAACCCTCAACCTCGCTCAGTTGTCCGCTCAAGAGCCCCACTTCTGCCTTGGCACGGTCAGCCAAATCCTTTGCATCGGATATGGTTTTGTTCATTTTGCGGTAAGCCGCGAGCGTAAATGGCAAGCTCAACACCTCAATGGTGGCCCAGCCAGCAATGCCAATGGTTGCAATTTCAACGATATTCATGGTTTTTTCCTTCTTTGGTTTTACTCTGAGATGTTTTACCATCTGCACCATCATGGTGCATACTTGAGGTTGTGTCAACACCCCGTGCAAAAAAAATGCAGGAGGTGAAAAGGCCCACACAGAGCCCTCTCACCAATGCCTCTTTGGCTGCCTCCCACATCTAGCGTACCGCCAGCTGTTCTTTTTGGAAGAAGCGCACGCCAGCAAGCTCAGGCTTATTGCGCACCAAAACTTGGGAGCGCAAAAAGTCACGCACCGCCGCCGTGTTCACCTGAAGGTACTCAGCGGGCAGGGATTTGATGTCCAGCACCTCAAAATCCCATACCTTCTTCAGTCCAGCCGTTGCACCGCTGACCGTGCGGATGAGCTGAGGCGCAGTTTTACCTGTCGCCGCCGCCACATTCACCACCTGGTCAAGCACCTTATCTTGTCCTTGGTCAATGATGTCAGCTGCGCGGGCGGCGTTCTCCACCACGGCATCAGCGGCCTCAGCGTTGCCGTGCAGGCGCAGCTCCTCAGCTTGGCGGGCTGCCTGCTCCTCAATCATGCGCTTTTGCTCTTCAGCGCGGGCCTTGGCCTCTTCAGCCTCCTTGATTGCGGCCTCTTCAGCCTCCTTGCGGATGCGCTGTGCCTCTTCCTCAGCCTTGCGGGCACGCTCGCTCAGGTATGCCAGCTGGCGGTTCTTCAGGTCTTTCTCAATGGCCTCATATTTGTCAACGAGGGGCTTGAAGATTGCGCGGGCTGCCTTCAGGGCATCATTGAGGGGTTTAGTCACACCGTCCTGCTTCTCCTCAACGGCCTTACGGGCGGTGCGCAGTTGCTTCAGCATATCAGTTGCCATCGCGCTGCTGTTATCGTCCACAATGGCCAGGGCGAGGGCTTGTGCCTCCATCTGGTTCATGGTGCTGCGAACCTCCACCACCTCAGGGGTTTCGCTAGTGATGAGGGCGATTGTGCTTTGTTGTGTCATGGTCTTTTTCCTTCTTTGGTTTTAGAATTGAGCCGCATCGGCGATGACAACGGAGCCCACTATTGGGTTCCCTTTGCCGCCGTATAGGCAGTTTACGATGGCGGTGGCGAGCGGGTTGATTTCTGCCCCTTCTGAAAGGAGGCCGTTATCATCCACAATCAACACCATTGGTCCACGCAGTCCCACCGCTGGCAGGTTCACCACGTCCACACAATGGCAGTCCATCGCATCGTAAAGGTCAGGGAGCTTCAGCTTCTTTGAGCTCATGGCGCTCTTGGTGCCATTGCTACGCAGCAGGCAAGCATTTTTGGTTGGCTTAGCCAATTCAATCAGCCGTATGTAGTTGTGCATCCAAAAGTCTGTTCCCAGCTCAGGGCGTGCATCAATGATGTTCTTTTTCATCTCCGTTTCCTTCTTTGGTTTACGCATCAACAACTTGGCCAGTATCCTCATCATAGGTGAGGTGGCAGATTGTTTCAGCTTCTTCATCATCGCCCCATATCTGTTTGTACTCAATCCAAGCCTCAGAGTTGAACGAGATGCAGAATAGTTTGCAGGCAGCAAGCGCGAGCTCTTTTGATGAGCATTCAGCTATGAGGTGGTGCATGTGCCACCGCCCTTCGGTGTCGCAAAACTGAATATCGGCTGAGAGCCCATCGCGTGCGTAGGTGATGACGTTCCATATTTCTTGGTCAGGGTCATTTTGCTCATAGCGGGTGCATGGGGCTCCCGCACAATCCAGCGTTTCGGTGCTGTATCGGTTGCTCATGGCCTAGCTCCCGCTACGGTCAAAGGTTGCTTGGAGCTCAGCGTTCCAGCGAGCATCGCGCACCTGGTCATAGGCAACGGCGCTCACAGCAACCAAAATACCTAGAATGGCCATAGCTGCAAAGCCAAGGGTAAACTCAGCGGTGCGGTCTTGCTTAATGGGATTCTTGTTTAACCAGTCCCAGCCAAAGGCATCAGTAGGGAAGCGTTCTTTTGTCATGTCATTTTCCTTCTTTGTGTTTTCCTCATTTCTGAGTAAGCCAACCATGCAGGCTATTTTTTGCTGTGTCAACAAAAAAGTGCAACACGGTATTGCATGGCGCTTTGAGGTGTGTTATATAATGGCCACAACCAAAGAAGGAAGCCAAAATGAATACGCCTGACCGCCAATACACTCGCCTGATACCTGAGCCGCCCAAAATCAAGCCGCTTGATTTTAGCCGCCCCCTGTCCGATGTGCTGCCAGATTTTACAGAGAAGAAGGCCAAGCGAGCCGTTTCCATGAATGACGGCATTTTCTATGATATGGCCCCAGAGCTGTACTATAACACCGCCCACATTGGCAGCAGCCTCATCAAGTGGCTTGCCCCTGAATACATGGCCGCTGATTTTTGGGTGCGCAGCTGGATGAACCCCAGCCTTCCACAGGTTGATACCAAGGCCCTTGCATTTGGCCGTGCCATGCACATGCTCATTCTTGAGCCCAAGAAGTTTCCCCTATATTTCAGGGTAAAGTATGGCGTTGGCTCAACCACAGAGAGTGGCTGCATCGGTGAGGGTGACTATAAGCTGATGATGGCCATGCGTGACCGCCTTATGGAAAACCCATTCATCGCGGGCCTGCTCTCTGGTGGTGACGCTGAGGTGAGCCTTTTTTGGAAGCATGAAAGTGGTGCCCCCATGCGTGCCCGTTTTGACTACCTCAAGTCGTTTACCTCCGTTGACCTGAAGTTCGTGGAGGAGCTCTCAGAAAAGCTCATCGGTGAAATCATTGCGCGGTATCAGTATGATGTGCAGGCAGCACATTACCATGACGGCTTGCGCCACCACGCGCAGCAGGGCGGGCACACGCAGGCCATCGGCAACCATGTCATCATCTTCCAAGAGAAGGCCGCTGGGAGCCCGCACAAGGCCGTTGCGGTGGTTCTTGAGGATGATATTTTGGCAGAGGGGAAGAGCAAGTACGATGCTGCCTGCTACCGCTTCCAAGATTTTGTGGCCAAGCACGGGCATGATAAGCCTTGGCCTGGTTTCAAGCAGGAGGTTCTGAGCTTGGATGCCACCATGATGCCCCGCTGGTGGTCTGGGCAAGGCATGGTGATTTAGGTTGACAATCAACACAAACAGCACCATCATGGTGCAATAAAGAAGGAGAAATGATATGAGTGAAGGTTATGATGTGATGGCGTCCTCTGGCGATACAGGGGATGTGATGAGTTCTGGTGCCGATGCTGGCCCCATGTCAACAAGCCAGCGCGGCGCGATAGCCGTTGACCAGGCGCGGGTCATTGCTGAGGTTCAGGGGCAGATTGTGATGGCGCGGAAGTTCCCGCGCAACACAGCGGCTGCCTATGCCCGCCTGATTGATGCTTGTGCCCGTCCGCTGGTAGCCAAGGGAGCGCTTTATTCATACCCACGCGGCAAGGATGATAGTGGCAAGGCCAATATCGTGAAAGGCCCCAGCATTCGCTTAGCTGAGGAAGCTGCGCGGGCATATGGAAACATTGATACGGGGTGGCGGATTGTTTCTGAGAACAAGACTGAGGGGTGGAGTGACGTTGAGGCATACGCATGGGACCTTGAAACCAACAACAAGGTGCGCATCAATTTCCGTGTCACCCATTGGCGGCATACTAAAACCACGCGCTACAAGCTCACCGATGAGCGCGATATTTACGAGCTGTGCGCCAACAATGCCAGCCGCCGCCTGCGTGCGTGCATCCTGAAGGTCATACCATCTGATTTCATTGAGGGTGCAGTTGAGCAGGTCGCCAAAACCATTGCCCGTGGCGATGGGCAGGACCCTCTCAGCGTGACAGTCAATAAGCTGGTGGCGGCATTCAAGCAGTTTGGCGTGAACGCTGAAATGATTGAGGCCCGCCTTGGCCATAAGGTTGACCTCACCACACCTGACGAGCTGGTTGACCTTCGCGCCATCTATACCACCCTGAAGGATAGTGAGAAGAAGCCGCATGATTTCTTCGCCGTCCCCAAGGATGAAGAGGAAGGAAATGGGCCATCCAAAGCCGATGCCATCAATGCCCAGCTGGTCGCGGATGGGAGCCCGCCGCCGCCCGCCGCGTAGGTGCGCACATCAAAAAGGGGCCTCAAGGCCCCTTTTGCTCACCGATGCTCAAAGAAGGAAATCCAAAAACACCAGCGATTGCCCTCATTTATACATCAGGCTTCAGTTTGGTCAACCCCCAAAATGATTGCCTGTTCAGCCATGCGGCGGCGCACCAATCCAGGCAACTTACGCCCACCACCCCACACCCACTTCATCAGCTCTTGGCTCGCCTCATCCCATTGCTCAGCGTTCACGCGGCGGCGCAGGGTGCTGGCAAGGTAGCGTGTAGTTCCCAAGTTGTAGCAGAAGTCAGCGATGGCGCAGAGCTTCTCAGGATGGTTGGCCAGTATGGGGGAAGCCTTCAGGGCTTGGCGCACAAAGCGGGCAGCATCGGCTGTCATGCGCTCCTCAGCCCACTCAGCCGTCACCCGTTTGGTTTTTGCGGTGATGTCTGGCCCCGTGCTCCCATAGCCAATGGTCCATACCCCAGCGGGGCAAAGATAAACCTTCAGGCGCAGCCCCTCAAAGAAACGGATGAGCCCGTAGAGAGGCTCTAGGTTCATTTTCCAAGCCCGCTTTTGCGCAGGGTACGGTCAACAAACCAAAAGCTGAGGATAGAGCTCAGCAGGGACATATCATCAGCACCCCACATACCCACCGCCATGTTCAAAAAACTGGTACCGCTATTAAGGGCTTCAGATAGCACCGCATACTTGTGGACCATGTACAGCCCTAGAACCAGGTAGGTGACGATGGGGCGAACAGAGCTGCTCAGCGCGTCCACCCAGCCAATGCCCGTTGGTGCGGCCTGTGCCTTGGTGGCCTCAATGATGGCCTGAATGTCCGCCGTGCCCATCGCCATGTCCGCTTGGTCAAGGGCAATTTTCCCGCGCTGAAGGTCTGCCTGAAGCTGCTTATCAAACATCGCCAGCTCATGCTTGCGCTCGTCTTTGCGCTCAAACAGCTTCATGCCTTCAGGTATCAGGCGGAAGGCTCCACCCAGCAAAGTCCCAAGTATGGTTTCAATCATCATCGTGCTCCCACTCTGTTTCGTATGTCCTTCAGCAGGTCAACCTGAAGCTGAAGGCGCTCATCTATGCGGGCCAACCGCTCACTCATCGTCTGAAGCTGTTGCTGCGTACCATCCTGCCAAACCTCAATTGCACCGATGCGCCGTTCCTGTTCTCCGTCACGGGCATCCATCTTTGCCGCCCACCATATTGCCCCCACAAACTGGATACCCAAGGCAATGATGATGGCCACAGGAACCTTTTTGTCCAAGTGCCATGCCTCAGGCTGCTGGGAGCCCTTGAAGCCTTTTTCGGCTGGTGAGTAAACTTCGCGCATAGTCAAAAACCCTTTGTTCGTTTTTTATTGTTGCTCATTTCCAGCAGCCATGCCAACCCCCACCAGGGCGGGGATGGCAAAAAAAGGTACACCGCTGTTGCGATATTCTTCTTTCAGCTTTTCAGGGATGCGGAAAGTCCATGTTTCGGCGGTATGCTCAGGGTCAACCCCTGCGGCCTTCACGATGTTGCCAGTTTTGTGCTGGGCCAAGTCCTCAAGGTTCACATCAATGCCGAGTTTCTTGAGAGCATCAACCACCTGAGGAGTAGCGTTTTCTCCTGTGAAGTTTCCCCTGATGAACGGGTTTTGCTCTTGTGTTCCTGTGTAAACCTTTTCTGGCAGGCGCGTTGGCACGGCCTCACGGGTGGCGTCCTCGCCTCCATACTTGCGCAGCAGCTTGTTGACGGCACGCATCAGGATTTCGTCATACGCCTTCACACGGCCCTCGCCACCCAGCATAAAGTTGCTGTCGTCAATGATGCCGGCAGCTTTGGGTTGGAGGGTGGTCATAAACTGTTGCTCAATCTGATTGAGGTGATAGTCGTGACCACCAGAGATAGATTTTTGGTTTTCGCCAGCGTATGCCTTATCAAACATGGCTTTCTGGTCTTGAACATACTCCTTCAGCTGGGAGAAGTTATAGACTTTGGCTTCACCTCCATCCTCAGAGATATTGCTGAAAGGCATATCCTTGCGCTCAGCATAGGCTTCCTCAACCTTTGGCCACATGGCATCGGCCTCAGCAATCATTTTCTCAGCGCGTGCTTTACCAAAAATAGCGGGGAGGTCATTGCGGCTTACCGCGTAGAATGCGCCAAACTTTTCTCCTTTCACGTTTCCACCAAGGGCACTCAAGTTCATGCGTTCACCAGATTTTGAGTTCACCTGCACCAACACCTTTTCAGTATCCCGCACAAAGCCGTCAGCCGCCGCCAGGTCAATTTTGGCCTTGGGCATCACAACCACGTTGCGCACCCATTGGCCAAGGTTCCAGCGTGCAGCTTGCTCGCGCCCGCTGGTGATGCCCACCTTATCAATGCCGTTGTCCACGGCAAACTTCACGGCGCGGCGCACCAGCATTTCACTCCATGTGTTGCGCAAAGGAGCCTCTGCTGGGGCTTTTGTGTTCACATCGGTGTCATCCATGCCATGAACAAAATCCTCAATGTTCATGTTGTCAATTTCGTCCGTGATTTCAGCAATTCTCTCTTGTTTCTTTTCAAGCTCGCTAAGGTCAAATAGAGCTTGGCTGTGTGCCTCATCTGCTGGCCGCACAATCTTTTTGCGGGCTTCCATGTTCATCACATCAAGTTGCCGTTGAAGCTGTTCAGGAACCTTATCAATGTTTTTAATGGTCAGGAACCCTCCAAAACGGTCAACTGGCGGTTCAACACCATATGGTTTCATGCTTGGGTAGAAGTTCTCTAGCTGCCATTGAAAAAACTCATCGTTGGCCTTTTCAAGGGCATCGTAGGCTTCGTTTACCTTCTCTTCAGCTGCTGAGATTTCTTCATAATCAAACCCGTTTTCAAGGTCTGCACGCTCACTCTCAAGCTCATCTATACGGGCCTGCATACGCTCTTGAGCAAACTCATCAGCTCCGCTTGTGCCTGGCCGCTCGTCCTTTGCAAAATACCCTTCATCGCGGCCAACATTGTGCAAGTCACTTTGCACTTCATCAATCACCAAAACACGGTTCCCATCTGCGTCAGGCGTCACGTTCACGCGGGCATGGGCAAGTAGGTTTTTGCTGTTCCCGCTGAAGTGCGGCGCTTGATATTCAAAGCTGAGCTCTCTGCGTTTTTTTGTGCTCTGCTGCATGAAGTCGTATGTAAGTTTCTCATCAGGCGTCATGTGGTCAGGTACAAGCCCTCCTCTGTCACCATATTTTTTTCCCATTTCCTGCATAAAATTGTAGATGCCGTTAGGGTCAGCTTCCATATCTTGCTCAGGAAACTTTACCAGCATCTCATATTTATTTTCATAGAGGTTATGGTCTTTTTGTGCGGTATAAGAGCCGTATTCTGCGCGTCCTTTGATGTCTAAGCCGTTTGGTTTAACATCCATCTCTTGACGCATAGAGCCTTCAGATGATGCAATCATATCTTTTTCGGCATATTTTTTCATCAAAGCCTGCACTTTTTTGGCAGCTTCCTGCGATTGTGGTGTTTTATTTCCATCGGCATTCAGGTCACTTGAAACGCTACGCAAAACGCTGTTTTCACCTGCATCCCAAGGAAACTCTTCACCTTGAGCGCGAGTGACTACTTTATACAGAACCTCTCTGTCCACATCGTGGTTGTCAGCGGCCTTCAAAACACGCTCTTTTCTCAAGGCTCTATCATAAACCAGGTCCCCACCAAAGTTTGCAAAACCGCCATACTCAGCCACAACCTCATCATATGCGTTTTTAACCCCAAGGGCGTCTGCATACTCCGCAAAATAATCTTCTCTGACCTTCAGCCGCGCATCTTTGATTTTTTGCTTTTGGGCAACGTATTCAGGGTTTACCATTCGTTGCCGCTCAGCCAGCCCAACGAGCTGCACATTGGGCTTTGAAAACTCCACCATCTGCTTCACAGCAGAGCGTCCAATCACCTTGTCACCGTTCTGCTCAAGGAATGGGCCAACATGGGTAAACTCAAGCTCTTCAGGGCGTGCCCCTGCCTTCTCAAGCTCCACCTTCCATTGCCGCCCCGTGGCCTTGCGGGTTTTGGATGCGTTCAGAGCCTTTCCAATGGTGCTGGCAAACCCACCACCAATGTCCGTGTTGGCCATGTCGTCAATCACCACGTCACCAGGCTTGAGGGCTTTATACCCTGCACGCACCACATCCTCCGTCAGCTCCACCACATCTTGGATGGGAAGGCCGCTGTATAGCTTCATGCCGCCTTGTTTGCGCTCGCCGCGTGCCTTCATATACTCCTGCTTGAAATCATCGCTGAAGCGCATGATAGGCCCCTCACCAAGCTCCTTCATGGTGTCGCGATACCAATATGTGAGTTCACGCATGGTGCGCGTGGTGGCGCTGGGGTCATGCTTCACCTGGGCGGTCATGGCCTCCTTCATCAGCTTGATGTACTTGGGGTCAGTCAACTGCTTGGCCATCATGCGGGGCGTTGCCTGCATGACGCCGTAGCCCGCCAGCCCCCAAAGGCCACCCGTGGCATAGGTGAGGATGGCTTGGCCAGCCTGAGCCCATCCATCTTGCGGAAACAGCATATCCATCATGCGGTTCCCCGTGCGGCTAGGGTTCCCGTAGCGGGCATAGCTCTCAGCCAGCGCACGCGCCACCGTGGCGAGGTTTTCAAGTTGGGTGTACTGCTCGCCAGCCAAAGCGCGGATGAGTGAAACCTGCTCCTTCTTGGCGGGGTTCATGGCGGCGGCATATTGGCCAAACTGTACCTCTTCGGTGGTAGCGTTCTGAAGGCGCTTTCCAAGTATCTCTTCCAGCTTGAACCGCTTGATGGATTTCAGAACCTCAGCGCCTGCATCTGTGCCACCGATTGCTTCCTCAAGGGCCTTCACCGCCGATGTGCTGTTGAGCATGTTCAGAATGGCCACAGGTTTTTCACCTGTTATCATGCTGCGCACTACGCCTGTGCGGAAGCGGTCACCCACTTCTTGACCAAAAACTTCGTTGGCCTTTTTCCAAGAACCAAACCACTGAGGGTTCTTTTGGCCATACTCCTCAAGGTCACTCTTCAGGGCACTCTTGGCACCCTCAAGGAGGCGTTTCACACCGCGCACCTCATCATCCCATGCAATGGTCTGATTGAGGCTGCGTATGGTCGCCGTGAGCTGCTTGACCTTGGGTGCTTCCTGACGGGCGAGCATAGGGTCAATCTGCATGACTGGAACGCCGTTGGCATCGGTGATGGTGCGGATGCCTCCCTGCATGAATTGTTGGTCATTGAGAATTGGCTGAAGCGCGGTGAGAGTATCCTTCAGGGATTGGCTCTTGCCGATGCTCTTCTCTATATCGGCGGCAATGTCAGTAGAGCGGGTGCGGTTCAGCTCGCTGGTCTGCTTGGCTATACTGGCATCCAAGTCACGCAGAGCTGTCTTGATACCCTCCGTCACCTTGTTTGTGCCGATGCTCTCACTCAGCTTGCTGAATGCCTGACGCACGGCCAGCTCATCACGGCTGGGGAGCAGGCTTTCGTCCAGCTTTGTCAGGCTCTTCTTCAGATACTCAATGGTGTTGCTGGGAAGGTGAGTAGCCTCAGGCGGCAAGAACATATCGGCCTGCTGATAGAGGGCGTTGGCGCGGGCTTCGGCGGCGCTCTCTGCTGTTTCAATCGTAGGCTTCAGTTTCTGCACGGCTTCGTCAGCGCTCGCAAAGGTATCTTTGCTCAGCGTAGAGAGCTGCGTGTCGTAGCTCTTCAAAAAGCTGGTATCCACCTCATCCATCATAGAGCGGAAATGGTCTTGGGTGATGGCCATGCTGTTCAGCTTTTGCATCATGGTCTGTGCAACGGCTGTCTTGGTGGCCGCGTCAGGCGTCAGGCGCACACCTGTGGCCTCAGCCGCATTCATCACGTCCATGTCAATGTCTTTGGCCAGCTGCTCTGGGCTCACGCGGGCTGCCTTCAGGAGGAGCTGGCTGGGGTTGCTAATGGAACGGCCAGCTGCCTGAGCGCCAGCACCAGCCGCATATCCAGCAACTCCACCCACAAAGGGGGCAAGTATCTGGGCAACGGGGCCAAGGCCAGCTTCTTGAGCGCCTTGCTGCGCCGCGCCAGCACCCGCCGCTGCTGCCACATCCTTGAGGCTTTGGTAGCTGAGAAACTGCCCTGCACGCTGCGTGGCGGTTATTTCTGATGCACGGCCAGCCTGCTCAAGAGCGTTGGCAGCCTTACCTGCACCACGCAACACGGCGCTAGGCCCAAGTCCACTCGCTGCAAACTGTGTGGCGGTGTCAATAATGCGCTCGCCCGCCGTGCGCGGCTGAAGCTGGTTGTTTGTCAAGGCGTCAATATCGGCTGCGGCTCGCTCAGCGTAGCCATTTTCCATCCACGTTTCCGTGTTGGCTTTGTCCCACGTTTTCAGCATGTCATCGGCTGCGCTGGTGTCAAAACCAAGAACGCGAGCGGGGAGCGTTGAAAGGTAAGTAAGCCCTATCATACCTTTACCAATGCCGCCCACAGCCATGCGGGGAAGGTCAGCTACGCTAATTCCACCAACGATTGCGCTGCGTCCAAGGAATGCAGCATCGCGCATCAGGCTCTCATCCTGCACGGGCTGAGGTTTGATGCTATCAGGTAGCTGTGCCATCACGGCGGGGTTTACGGCGGGGAGGCGAATGTCATTTATCACGGTTCCACCAAAACGGCTCTGACGGGCTGCCTGCGCACGGGGCGCAAAGGATGGCACGGTGGGCTTCTCTGGCTGTCCTTGTTCGCCTACCATAAAACTTGGAGGAGCGAGGGTTTCACCGCCTGGCTGCTGCATCCCCTCAACCATGCTCATGTCTTGCTGGCCAGATGCCTCAGGGGGCATAATTGGTCCAGCGGGTTGAGCGGTTGCGCTACCAGCAGGGCTTTGAACGCTGATGACCTGACCGCCAAACCGTGATTGAGCCATATCTTTTTCCTCCTAAGGTTTTTGAACAAACAGCACGCTGCCATCTGGTTGCGTTTCGTAGTAGAACGCGCCCTTTTGGAGAGCATCAAAATCCTGTTGCGTGTTGATTGTAGGATACTGAACGCTCCGTGGCAACTGAGGCATGATATTTCTCACATCCAGCTGGCTGCGCTGTGCTTGCGCTGCATATTGGTTCAGCATGGATTTATAGTTTCCGCGCTCTTGGCCAAGCATATTCTTCACCGTCTGCTGCATGTCTGCACGGACCTGTGGGCTCAGAAGTTGGCCAGTCCACACATTGCTCAGGCGCTGAAGCCCATATTTTTGCAGAAGCGGCATGGCATTGGTGGCCGTCTGAAACTCGCTCTCACGCACCGTGCTGGTGGGGTCAAGCAGCTTCATGTAGGAGTAAACAAGGGCAATATCGCTCACAGAGTTTGGGTTGGTGGCAAACTGCTCCACCTTCCCATATGCACCCTCAAGGTCATTGAGCCGCTGCATCTGGGTATTCACCTCGCTGCGCAGCTTGTCCTCATACTTCAGGCGGTCATCCAGCGGCAACATGCCGCCGCCTGCTGCGTTTTGTGCGTTGGCGGAGGCTTCTGATGCCTTGGCCGCTGCTTCTTGCTGTTGGTAAGGAATGAGAGCGGTTTGAGCCTGCGTATTGGTCAGGGTCGCCTGCTTCTGTGCCAATTCCATGCCGCCCATCATGGTGAATTGAGCAATGCTGTCCTCAGCGCCTGAGGTGCTCTTGTCAAGGTAGCTCAGGATGTCCAGCGGCTTTTGCTCTCCCGTTGCCAGGTCTTTCACCGTCCACACGTTGGGCTGTCCTTCCAGCATCCCCGTCACCACCATCTGGTTATCCTGCCCGCGCATTGCGCCGTTCAGAATGTTCTGGGCAACCTGAAGCCGCTCATTCATGGGCATCACCTTGGCGGTGCGCAGAAACCCCTGCAAGGCAGGCTGAAGCGTTTTCAAGTTCTCAGTATAGAGCTGTGCCGATTGGTTCTGCTTAGCGGCGTCTGCTTGGAGCTGGCCAAGGTACTGAATGGTCTTTTGGTATTTCTGGGCACGGCCAGCGCGTTCTGCGTTCGCGCTCGCTTCCATCCCCATCGCCCCGCCACTCGCCGCCGCCTGAAGAACGCCCACAATGCTCTCATCACGGGGGTCAACGGGCACAGCACCAGCAGCCGCCTTCAGAGCCAAGCCAAGGCGGTCATACTTCGTTGGCTGCGCCATATCCACATTCATGCTGTTCATCACCGCACGCTCAGCGCCAGCATAGTCGCTGTTCCCGCTCCCGCTCTTGATGGTTGGGGTGTCCGTCATCGTTTGCATATCAGCCATGATTTTTCTCCTTACGCTGTTTTACGGCCAGATGACCACGTTATGCCAGTATTGGGGTCAGTTCCACCCCACCAGCCATTCCCAGCACCATACCCAATCAGAGAGCTGCCAAGGCTGGTCAGGCTGCTTGAGTTTGAGCCGCCGCCGCTGCTTCCCCCAAGAGCACCACCTACGGCTGCACCAGCAGCAGGCCCGCCAAAGTAAGTTGCCGCCGCCGCCGCACCCATCTTCAGGAGCTGGGAACCGATACTTGGCTTGGTGTTTTGATATTCGGTGATGGCGTTTTGGTTCGCTTGGTTCACGTTGGCCGTGTTCTGCTGCCAGTATTGCATACCAGTTTGGGAAACCTGCGCACGGCCAGCCTCAGCCTTCGCTTGGTCAGCATTTATCACGCCCTCACCCAAGGTGAAACGCTGTGCTTCTTTTTGGATTTCTTCACCAAGGAGCTCTTTTTTCTTGAGGCGCAAAATCTCCTCATTGTCACGGCGAGCCTGAAGCTCGCGGATGGCATCTTGCGTGCGGATTTCATTGCCTGAGCTGCCATTGTCAAGGCCAAGCTGGGCATTGTAGTTCTCACGCTTATTCACAATGCTCATCAGAGTGTCGCTGGTCAGGCGGTCTTGGCGCGTGGCAAAGGTATCAATCACATCTTTGTACCGCTCGCTGGCCGATGGGTCATTGCTCAGCAGCTTGTCCAATTCCGTCATAGAGCTCTGCATCATTTGGGTGGCCTTATCAATCATGGCCTGGTCCTCTGCGCTGCGCTGCGTGCGCCGTGATACCATCTTAGTGCGTCCATCAGCAGTTGTCACTTTCACCATCTCCACTCCGCTGATTTCGTCCAAAATGTCCGTAAACTCAGGCGGAGGCTGCATGGTTGGCCCCTTCTGTTTCTTGAAAAGGCTCTTGCATTCAGCAATCGTAGCGCCATTATCAGACCAATACCAAGAGCTTTGGGCCATGTCCGTCACATAGCGTTTTTTCTTCTTATCCCAGAAGGAAACGTGCTTTGTCCATATGCGCCGTTGCTTCATTGCGTGACCTCCTTGTTCATAAAATGGCGTACCATGTGGCGCTTGATGCCCCACCAGCCGTCAGCGTAGCTCATCCAGCCTTCACGTTCCAGCATGGAAATGACGATTGGGTTCTCCGTTTCAGCAACCAAAACCTTGCAACCCAGCGTATTAAAGGGGATGGAGTAGAATTGACGCCAAAATGCCTTATTTCCCCACCGCGTGCGGTCAGCATGGTTTACATATAAGGAAACTTCCCATGTTCCTTCCCCTGCGTCTTTGTATGAAACCAGAACCTTTGAGCCGTTGGAACCATCAATCACATACGTCAGAGTGTCGCTCACATCGTGAGGCTCATCAGGTATGAAAAAGGCTGCCTCTGTGTGGCAGAACATTTTTTCGTGATGTTGGCTGAACAGCTCCTGCATGTCCTTATTGCACCACAATAATATAGTTCACCACGGCGGAAGGCTGCACGTTTTGACTGGCACCTGAACCGCTATTTTGCAGCGTTATTCCCGTGGTCGCACTATCCGTTGATTTGCTTCCGCTTTGTTGGTCCCATACATTAGTAGAACCACCGCCAACACGAGGTATATTTGCAACCATAGGTGTAATAGTGTGAGCATGTCCAGGGTCAGTCACCGCGTGCGTGTGCGCGTGCAGGCGCTGGTCACCACCAACTGAACCCAAAACCGTTGCAATAATGCCAGAAATGGCCTGTGTTATGCGGCTGGCCAAGGTGCCGCCCATGTTGTCCTTACCAACTGGAACACGCCCACGCATGTCAGGGATATTAAAGGTGCTTGAGCCGTCACCACTCCCCCATGCCGTACCCAGCTTGGAGAACAGTTCAGCGTATGTGGTACGGCTCAGGGCACGGCCATCACACTCAAGGCAGTTGGATGGGATACTGTCAGATGGCCAGATAATCATTTCCCCAACGTACCGCACCCCTGGCAGGGTGTTCAGGCTCTTCATGGATGGTGCAACGCCTGGGCCGTTTGATGCCAGCACTTGGCCAGCTGTGCCCACGCCCGCGTTCACAACCACACCCGTATCATCACGCACCAGAACCGCCCCAGCCGTCCCGCTGGCAAGTTTTGTGGTGGGAAGAGCACCATCAGCCACCATGCTGCTATCAACAAAGCTGAGGGCAATACCTGAACCTGTGACCTTCACAACTTTGTTGGCGTTGGCCATATCTGTGCTGCCAGGTATGGCACCAGCCGATACCCCAGCAATGTCGTCATCCAGTTGGTTGACGGCATCAATCAGGGCATTCATCTGTCCATCATCAATGGCAGGGTCACGCCCTTGGCCGTTGTTCTCGCGCTGCTGGTACAGGTCACGATTTGTGAGGGCAGATGCCCCTGAAAACGTGCCAGATGGGCGGTTGAAACGTGTGCTCATCGCTCACTCCTTCCATATAGGTTGATGCCGTTCAGTTTGATGGGTCCAACTTTCGTCTGACCTCTCAAGCCAAGCATAAAGTTTTTTGCAACAAACCTCAATCTCTTTACGGGGAAAGTAAACTTTTTGCTTGTGGGTGTGTAGTAGCCGCTCACCCGCGATGGCGTTGAAACCAAAACCTTCAGCTCCTTGCGCCCATCATTGTTCAGCAGGGCCAAAAGCTCCATGTCTGCGCCCGCGCCTGGATCAATGTCAACTTCAGCGCGTGCATTCGCCCACCGCCCCATCTGGCTTGGTTTGTTCCATGCCGTGAACCAGTACCAGCTGACTGTTTCAGTATCGTTCTTGTCGCCCCATGCGAGCGTGCTGGCGTTGCCGCCGCCGTCAGCATATCGTTGGAGCTTGCCGCCGTTGCTCAACAAGAGGATGCGGCTGAAATCGTCAACGCCAATCCAGTCTGCGCTTGCAAAGTCCCCCACCAGCTCCCCCCAGCTCTTACCAAAGAAGTTGATGAGGTAGATGTGAGTGACGCGGCCAATTTTGAACCCAAGGAAGCGCCCGCGTGAATATGTGAACGAGCACGCCTTCAGGTAAGCCCATCGGTCAATCTGAAGCGCCGTCAACTCCTTGCCCATCTCAGTCGCCACCGCCGCCCCCACATCATCCCCCACGCTGAATTGCATAGTGTCATTGATGCTGCTGAGCGTGCGCACACCTGATGGCGTCATAATCGCGGCATCGTTTGGAAGGTCTGTGACCAGCATGGGGTGAGCCGTACCGATGGGTATGGTTTTTTCCCAATGAAATATGCTGGGGTCTGCTGGGTCGCTCACGGTGGGGTCCACGCCCGTCCATATCTGCGTTTCGCTTCGTCCAACAAAGGCCACACCACCATTGATTGAAACTATGGCCTCCACGTTGTCACTCTTCAGCTGCTTTCCTGAGGTATCCACATACTTGTTCAGGCTATCGGTGGCCCCAAACCATGCAGAGGAGCTGTTGGGGCTCACCGCGTAGTACACGCGGGTGGCATTGTTCCCGCTTTGGAATTGGTCAGAGCGTGGCACGCTGCCTGCCAGAGCCCACAGGCGGTCATGCGCTTTGGTGATATAGCGGAAAATGGGGCAGCGCTTTTCGTAGTAGATATTGTTGATGGTCACAGAGGCGGCTGGGAGCACGTTGGCGGCGAGCGTCACCGTTGTTTCCATGTTGGAGAGGGTCGCAGCGGTGGCGGTGGTTGTGATGAGCAAGTTGCTCACGCTCCACCGCGCAGAGCCTGAGCTATCATTGGCTGGTGAGCCACTCACGGCCAGCTTGAACGTGTTGGCTGTTGAAGCCGTCACACGCCCTGTGATGTTGTAATTCGCCACAGATGAGCCTGATACCGTCACCAAGGCACCCACGGGCAGGTTGCTGTTCACCGCTGTGGTGAAGGTTGCCACTCCTGCGCTGAAGGTGATGGAGGAAACCACAGGGAGGGTGGCTGGGGTGGAGTATTCAACCTGCACCTGACGGTTGACGCCGTTGATTGGCTGGTAGTTGACCGCACCTATTTCAGTTCCAGTCGTCACTTTCACGCTGTTGGCTGATACCCAAAGAGGGGTGACGCCCTGCTCTTTTGCCCACCCAAACAGGTTGCTGATGCTCGTGCCGTCATAAAGCATATTTTCATCATGTCCGTTCACAATGGCCAGCCGCCCATCATCACTCTGAGAACCCACAGGCATCACAGCCGCGTGAAGCCCCGTGCGGAGAGCCGTGTAGGTGCCATTGCTCTCAAGCCGCCACACCTTCCCATGACCATATGCAATGCTGTTGATGGTCACGCTGGCGGCGGGGAGCTCATCGCCGCTGAAGGTCAGGGTGATGGTGCCGCTACCGCTCACCGCCGTCAAAATCACATAGATGGTGCGTTGGTTCCCACCGCTCGCCGTGTAGGTCAGGCGCACGGGCATGTCCGCATAGTAGGTAGGGCTCCCTGAGGTGGTGGTGAGCCGCACTTGGTTCTTTGCCACCCATGTGAAGCTGCTGCCTGGCTCAATCGTGTACTCGTACCCATAGCAGATACGCTGAAGAACCCCCTGCCATGTGTACGGCCAGCTCTTCAAAATGACGGCATCAGCGGCCAGCGTCTGCCCCGCCACCACGTCCACACACCCATTGCGCACCTCACCAAGGCCGCTTTGCCCAGGTACAATGTTGACCATTGCGCTCGCAAACTGCGCAGGCAGCTTCTGGGGTGCAATGGTGGTGTTTTTCCCGTTGACGGGGAATGGTATGGGGAGCCTCTGGTAGTCGCCCTCTTGGATGCCGTACACCATGCCTAGTAATCCTTTGGCTTGTTGCTGGTGGTCATGCGCTCAGTCTTTCCAAAATTGCGGTGCGCCCACCCCATCAGCCCCGTTTTCAGGTCAAGGTAGCGTAGGCGGCTGCGCTGAAGCTGGAATTGGTCGCGAAACTTATCCTCACCGTGGAAGATATACTCAAGAGCGCCCCATCCAAGTGCATCGTGATACTCCTGAGGGAAGCGCAGCGCGGCCATATCAGAGCTATTTGTGAGCGTGATGATGGGTGGAACCGTGCGCACGCGCAAACTGACCGTACCAAGTGGGTATGGGTTCACCTGAATGCGGTTGTTGCTGTCATGGGTGATGTAGTAGAACGCGGGGGCGTCATAATCGTCCATACCCGTGCCATAAATCTGCATCAGCTCATCGTAGGTCTTGCGTGTCAGGTAGCGGCCATTGGTGGTGTCCAGCACCCACAGGATTTCGCTGGGTGTGTCAGCGGTGGGAATTGTCATGGCGGCGCTGGCCGATGCTGAGCCCGTCAGATTGGTGGCAAACATCTCTGGGGCTGTGACAGAGATGAGGCGGTAAATGTCGCCCCAAACCTTGTTCACATAGCGCAGAAAAATGGCGGCATCGGTTTCGTCAGCTACATCTGCCCCAAGGGCTTCGCTGCTGATAAAATCAATCAGTTCTTGAACGATAACCATGCCGCCACTCCTTTTTGAAACTTGAGGGGCATTTTAGGCCAGCCCCCACAGGCCGCTTGGTTTTTAGGCCAAGTTCCCACCGATTGCGCGGATGACCACCTTTTCCAAGTTGGCCAACACAAAGTTTGTGCCGTCCGCAATGGTCACGGTTGGTTTTCCCGTCCCGCTGGTGGGGTTGGTGATGGTGCGTGTACCGTCAAAGTGTTTTGCAACACCCGTGCTCAGATAGCCGCTAATCATCACATCTTCAACCTTGAACAGGCCGTTGACGGGGATGGTAATGCTGGTACCGCTCACAGCAGTCACATCAACGATGATGGTTTCTGCGTTCCCTGCGTTCCCGCTATCGGTGCTCGTAGCAACGCCAGAGGCGTTCAACGTGTACTTGCTGATGATGGAGTTCATCATGGTTTTACCCTTTCAGTTATTGCCTCGCCTAGTTGGCTTAGCGATGATGGGGGATATTCACGCGGCTCCCCCTTTGCCGCTCAGCTCTGGTTGCCCAGAACCGATGCTACACCTTAGCCGTTGGCGGCGGTGGTGAAGCTGTGGATGATGCCGTTCTCGTAGCCACCAAAGGTCAGCATACCTTGGCCGCGCAGTTCGCTGTGGCAAACTTCGTAGATGTTGTTGAAGTCGCGGTATTCATCAGCGAGTTCACCCTTGAGGTAGCCGTACACGATACCAAACGCCTGTGCGCCACAAAACAGGTTGTGGGCAACGGGGGCGCTGGATGCACCAGCGGTTGCGTAGCCAATGCGCTGAACAGCGGGCTCTTCATAGATGAGCACGTTGTCAACCATCCCACGGAAGCGGCTGCCGCGCACAAAGCTAGGTGCCTTCTCTTCCATTTTACCTTGGGTGGCCATCGCCACATAGGTTGGGTCGTTCTGCAAGTCAGCAATCGCACGGGGGTCAGCAAACAGGCAGAAAAACTCATCTTTCACGCCGTTGTCAGTTTCCATGCGGAAGGGGCGGATTTTACGCACCTTGGTACCAGCAGGGTTGGTTTGGGCCACCGCTTTACGCTTCAGGGCGCGGATGTGCGCTACCGTCAGCTTGTCGTTGGTCGCGTCCACAGTCGCCAGAGCCGTGTTGAGGGTGGCGTTGTAGTTGCTCTCACCTACACCAAAGAGTGCGCGGTGCTGAACGGGGGAGCTTCCACCCGTGGCATACGCGGCGCTGTCAATGAGGTCATTGCGCAGCATTTCTTGGGTCACTTCCATCAGCTGAGGGCGAAGGCGCTCAAACAGCTTCATGGGGGTGCGCTGGGCAAGGGTCTTGACGTTTTCCAAGATGGCGGGTTTCCGCACCAGTTGGATTGTCACCGTGTTGGCATAGCTCTTCTGGCGTTCGCCGTTCCCAGCAGCCATCTGGTTGCCAGATGCCCGCTTGTCAGGGTCAAGTGCGCCAACGAGCGTAAAGGCGTGCGTATCGCCCTCACCTTTGCCTACCTCGTCCACGTTGATGATAGAGCTCTGGTCGCCCATGAAGGGGGAGAGAGTGTTGCCATCCAGGTACTCCGTGAAGAAGTTCGCTTGGATAGATTTTGCAGCTTCGCTGCCATTGAAAAGAACCACATCAGTCATGGCTTTTCCCTTTCACCGTTGTTTTTCAGCGAGGGAAATGCGAAACCCAAGCTATTGTTTCATGCGGCCTTGCATTCTGGCTTTTTGCCGCTCTTGGATTTGGATACCAAGGGGCTTGTCAGAGATGCCGTCACCGCTCGCATTTGGAGCTGAAGGCTCTCCACCGCTACGCAGAGGGGCACGGCTTGGAACCGATTGGGCAAGCTGGGCTTCCAGCTCCGCCACACGGGCCTTGTAGGTGTCACGCTCTTGGGCAATGACGGATGTGGATTGCTCCACCTCCTCAATGACCTTGTATGCGTCACCTGCCTTTGCCACCCTTTGCATCAGGGCGAGCTTTGCTTCTGGCAACACAGTTTTCCCCTTCTTGATGGCAAGGGCAATGCGTTTTCCGTCATCGTCCTCAGCCAGCATTTCGCGGGCAATCTGCTCAGCTTCATCCACGCTCACATTCTGAAGGTTCTGCATAAATGCAGTCAGATAGTAGCGGGCCTCAGGCATGACCTGTTCCAGCGTGCTCAGGTGCTTCTCAGCGTTATCACGTTGCAGGAAGCCAAAGGGGTTCTCAGGGTCAATCCCTGGTCCAGTAGCTGCGAGCTCTTTGGCCGCTTTAGAGCTAATCTCACCACGCTCAGCGGCTGTCTTTGCCTTCATATTCATGGCATTCCAGTCGCGCAGCACTTTTTTGTGCTGTGTAGCTAGGCGGTCAGCTTCTTCACGGGCAGATTGCCGCGCTTGCTGTTCCTCTTTGAGCTTCGCAACGAGCTGTTCTGTGGTCAGCTTGCTCAGGTCATCAGCGTTTCCGCCGTTGTTCTGTGCAGGCTGGCCAGTATTGGCACCTTGCTCACTCTGGCCAGCATTGGGCGCAGTTTCCTGTCCTGTTGCTGCGGGCGCTTCGGGTGCGCTCCGTTTGGCCATTTCAGCCACAACGCTTGGTCGTGACTGCCCTGTATCAGCCGTGTTGCTCATCGGCGTATCTCCCATCTTCAACCCTTATCTCAACCCCTATGGTAGCGTGGCTTCGCTTTGAACCAGTAGGTCAACCGATAGACGGTGTTGGGGCTGCACTTTCGGTAGCAGCGTTCACCGTTTGGCCTGGGCCTTGAGGCTGGGAGCCATCCCCGCCTTGCTGGCCTTTGCCCAAAACTTTTTTCATCACCCTAGCTATGGTGTCCGCCTGTTTTATTCCAAGGGCACGCATAAACTCTGGCTCTTGGAGCATAGCTTGACCTATCGGCGTCTGCAAGTACTTTTCTATGGTGTCAGATGCCTCTTGTGAGGGGGCATCATAGTCCTTCATCTCATCCACAAACACATCAAGCTGAATAGTGCTAATGTCGTTGCGGTAAACCATCTTGCCCGTCAACTCGTCCTTGTAGGGCTCATTCAGAATGTAGGTCTTGAGTTGGCCTATATCGTGGTCCATCACCTCAACCAGAACATTTTCACCAAAGCCTGCCTGCATCAAACCAATGAGCATGACGGCCTCGCGTTTCTTCATCAGGCGCAGGTTATCAAAGGCCCGCACATGGTTCTTCACGCTGGCAATCTGGCGGCTCTGAATTGCCACACCACTCACCGCATTCGTTTCGCGGCCAATGCTCTCATCATAGATACCCAGCACCTGCTGGATTTCCATATTTCCCATGCTCATCAGCTGCATCTGGCCAGCGGCGAGGTCAAGGTTGCGCTGCATGTCCAGCTTGCCCTCACGGTGGTGGAGCAGCACATAGTCAGGCTTGGCAAGCTCTTCCCGCACACGCTCTATGCCGCCGTTCAGCTGGGCGCTCTCTGCGTCAATCGTTGCGCCTTGGGTGGTCATCAGGTGGAGTGCTTTGCTGCGCCGCTTGTTGGCCTCCTTTTGAGCGTCAATGGCGCGGTGGATGAGGCCCTGAGGTACACCATCACGGCGGCGGCGCTGATAAACAATGGGGATATACTCAAAATCGGTGTTATTGAACGGCTGCACGGGGAGGAAGCCATGCTCAAGCAGAATGTCGCCCGCAAAGTAGCCACATACCACCCGCGTGCTCATACGCTCAATGGGCTTTGCGTCCGTTCCTTGGGCTGCCTTTTCTGCGTCCACCTTGCTAAAAGTAGAAATCAGCCGCCCATCCTTGGTGTTCACCACCCACATCTTGGCGGGCACGCGGTATTGAACCTCCACCACCATGATGCGGTCACCATCGGCTGAAGCGTATGCTGCGCTCATCTCCGTGGCGGTGCCCTTCAGATGTGCGCTGGTGTACCCAGGCAGTCCGTAAATGTCAGGCTCAAGCTGGTTATCCTTCTTCAGCTTGGTGTGTTTGAGAGCCGCATACTGCATGATGCGTGCGGCGTGGTCAGAAAAGCGCTCAATGGCGTCAACCACCAGCATCCATTTATGGCGGCAAACTGCGCGGCTTGAAGTAAACTGAGGCGTGCGGTCATTGGCATCAAAAACCATTTCCTCAGCCATAACCTGCTCATAACCAAAACGGCCACCTTCCATGTAGTAGCGCCCCCACCCAATCCCACCAACCAGATGCTCCTGAAACTTGATGCTTTGCCAGTAGGTGGCTTCAGTCTGCTCCTGAATGGTCATGCCCAACTTGGTCACCACCTCAGCCAACTGGCTCTCTTGAGGGTTTTCAAGGTCACGGTTGCGGAAGCTGGTTTTGAAGCGGGTTTGGATTTCGGTGCCGCACAGGTTATCAATGGGGCTCGCCAGCTTGTTGATGACCGTGGCCACTTGCCCCCGTGCCTCAATCGCCTTCTTTTCATCATCAGTCCATTGGATGCCGTCATAAAAATCCCACCCAAGGGCGTTCTGCTTGCGCCACTCTTGGTAAGCTGGGTGCATGTACATACGCTCATAAAGCTCACGCACCTTGCGCAGAAGCCGCACACTCTTCTCATCCTGCCCATACTGG